ATAAGCCAGAGGAAAAAGAAGAAAATAATAAAAGAAATAAAAGTAATATTACTAAAATGGAAAAAAGATTTAGTTTAGTTGCGGAATTAAGAAATGCCGCAGAAACTGGCAAGAAGATTAATCTCAACGAGGTTGAAAATCGTGCATATTCTGTTACTGACGAGGGCGAAGACGTAGTTGTTACTGACGTTTACAATCCTTGGGAATCGCTTTACACCAAGAACCAATTGGTTAACGCTGGTGCAAGAGTTATCAGTGGTATCAAGAATAACATCCAGATTCCTTTGATGGGCAAGGCATCTTGTGCATTCCAGACTGAATTGGGTGCTGCTGCTGACGGTAGTGGCAACATTGCAAAAGTTGTACTTTCACCAAAGCGTATCACTGCTTATTACCCAGTATCTTTGCAATTGCTTGCACAAGATTCAATCGGTGTAGAAAATGCAATCAGAAATGAGATTTCAAAGGCACTTGCCGACAAACTTGAAGCAACCCTTTTGGGTGATGGTGCTGGCAACGCTTATACTCCAGCGGGTCTTTTCTCACTTACCGCAGTAACCACTGGTGCTGTTGCTGATTTCAGTGGTATCACCGTACTTGAGGAAGGTGTTGAGGAAAATGGTGTTGATTTGGACGCTTGCAAGTATATCGTTTCTCCAAGTGCAAAGGCATCTTTGAGAAATATGGCAAAATCCAGCAAATCTACACAACTTGTAATGGAAGGCAATGAAATTGACGGTACACAAGCACTTACCACAGCACACGTTCCATCGGGCAAATTCGTTTACGGTGATTGGAGCAATTTGGTAATTGCAACTTGGGATAACGTCCAGATTGATGTTGTACGCGACAGTGCAAACCTTATCAACGGTCAAGTTATGATTATTGTTAATGCTTACGTTGATGGTGCTGTTGTTCGCCCAGAAGCATTTGCCATAGGAAACGTTGAATAAAAAATCTAATAAATAGTTTTGTTTTGCTACAATTTTTTTATATATTTGTAGCAAAACAAATATTATAATGGAACAGTTTAGATTTTTTAATGAACACGTTTTAGTATCTAATTATGGTCGAGTTTCTTTTCTGAAGTATAAAAATGCAAAGGTACATACTACATTTGGAAATAACGATAAATCTGGTTATTTAAGAATAATGATTGAACATAAACACTATTCTGTACATAGGTTAGTATGGCAAGTTTTTAATGGCGAAATACCAGATGGATATATCATTCATCATTTAGATGGTAATAAGCATAACAACAATTTGTGTAATCTTTGTTTAATGGAAAATGAAGAACACAAAAAGCATCATAGTACTGGTGAAAACAATCCAAATTATGGGAAACATAGGTCTGATGAAACAAAAAGAAAAATAGGTGATGCACAGCGTGGTAAAATAATAACAGAAGAATCACGTATAAAAATGAGTGAATCACATAAAGATAAAATGTTTGGCGAAAACAACCCATTTTATGGAAAGAAACATACAAAAGAAACACGAAGAAAAATTAGTGAAGCAAATAAATTAAGATTTGAGAAATTAAAACAATTAAAATCATCCCTTAAATGAAAAACTACATTGACTTAGATACTATTAAAAAGCACTTGAATTTGGATTCTTTCTGGCACGGTGATGATTTTATTTTGTCGCAATATTCACAGATTGCACAAGACATTGTTGAGAAGAACATTGATTATCCATTAGAGGAATTGGAAGATGAAGATGGTGATATACCAAGCGGTTTGGCTGGTGCGATATTGCTTTACATTGGAACATTGTATGACAACCGTGAATCCGTAAATCATTCAAACAACACTGAATTACCATTGGGTTTCAGATACATTCTGGACTCATACAGAAACTACAATCCGCAAAACCTTAAAAATAACAATTCAAATAAATGTTGTTGCAATGAGTAGTGCTGGATTATATAATACACCGATAAGGATTATTAAGACCAAATACGAACAAGATGAAACTGGTTCAATGGTCAAGAAAGACGATTGTGTTATTTGCACAAGGGCAAGGATAATGCACAACGGTGGCGGTAGAGGAAATGAAAACGGAGATATTGCCTATCTGTACAACAAGCAATTCCAAATCCACAGATATGTACAGTGCATAGGCTATGATGAGGTCGAATACCAACAAAGACGATACAGAATACTGGAAATCGAGGACAATCAAGACTATCAGTACAAGATGATAACTACGGAAGAAATTAATGATTAATTATGGCAAATAACCAAACTTACAGAGAATCTGGTGGCTTTGCTTGTGATGCTGCTGAAATATACGAAATGTTCAGAAACTTCAGCATAAAGGAAATGGACAAGGTTGCAAAGGCTGCTGTAGGTAAAGGTGCAAGCATAATTGCAAAACAAACCAAGACCAACCTTAAAAGCAGATTGCCAGCATCAAGGGTAAGGAACGTAACCAAATACAAGGACACGTTGGTTGATGCTGTAAAGACATCTGTATTCAAGAAAAAGGGAACAACACCAAACGAGGGCAAGGTACACATTATGGGTACACGCGACAAGTATAGCGGTACGTTTAGAACACGTTTCTTCGAATTGGGTACTGATGATAGATACCATACTGACCCACGTACTGGAAAAAAGGTGTTCTGTGGCAGAATAAATGCTGAAAAACTTGGTACGAAATTCTTCTTCAAGAGTGCCATACAGACAACAAAGAATGAGGTATTAAGCGCAATGGATGAAATGCTGGAGAAGAAAATAATAGAGATAAACGATAAGAAGTTCTGATGGCAACAACCAATTCATTACTATTAGGCAAACATATATACAAGATTCTGTCGGAAGATGAAACAATAGGCGGTTATGTTGGAAAAAACATATTTCCAATTGTAGTTGAAAGCGGTACGAAATATCCATTCATTGTATTTACCAGAACAAGCGTTAATTCAGAGTTTTCAAAGGATGGTATAATAAAGGATTTGGTTACAGTGGAAATAAATTGCGTGACTGCAACATATCTTGAAGGGTGCAATATAGCAAATGCTGTAAGAAACCTACTGGATTGTTCGTGGTATAAATCCGAAGAATTACTAATTTCACAAATAAGATTATCAAATGTGGTGGAAGCATATCAAGATGATGCTTATGTTCAAACACTCACATTTACATTTCAAATAAAATAATTTTTTTAATATATATTAAAATAATATGGCAAACAGCAATATTCAGACAACGGTAGCGGGCAAGAAATTAATGCTTTTTGACGATAGCGGACATTCTTTTGCGTTCGCTACAAACCACACGTTGAGCATCAACGGTGAAACTGCTGATGTAAGTAACAAAGATACTGGCTTGTACGGTTCTAGTATGGTAAATAGAATCACTTGGGAAATCACATCGGAAAATGTCTTCCCTTTGGATGCCAGTGGCGATGACAGCGAGTTCAACGATTTGTTTACCCATATGACATCGCGTGATGAAGTAACTGTTTACTTTGGTATTAAAGACGAAACTGGCTCATATAGCGGTTCAACCAAAGGTGATGGTCTTGTTCAAGGTCACGGTAATATAACTGAAGATTATTGGACTGCATCTGGTAATTTCTTGTATAAGGGTAAGGTGATTATCACATCACTCCAATTGAACGCTCCAGATGGAGACGAAGCATCGTACAGTTGCACGTTCACGGGCGTTGGCTCACTTGTAAAAGTGACATCAGTTGGGTAACATATAATTATCCTTTGTTTATAAAATAATTTTATTAGAGGGGAATCAGTTATTACTGGTTTCCCTTAATTTTTATATTCAAATGTATATCCTTGTTTGTTGTGTTTTACTGTGCCAGCCAAATAACGTTGTACTGATATTAATGAAAGGTTTAATTGTTTAGCACATTCTCTTATTGAATCAAATTCACCTATTATCTCATCGTTTTTACGTGCAATTATTTTTTTACTATTCCAGACTTTCCTTCCATTTTTAAAACCGATTTTAATAGAATCACTTATTTTCTTTATGTGTTCTTTTGTTCTTGGAGGTTTAGGTTTTCCTTTTAATGCTTTGGATATTTTTTCCTTTTCTATTTCAGTCCTTTTATGACCTATTGTACCTAATCCACCTTGTGTTGAGTTTAAACCGTTATTGTAGGTATCAAATAATTCAATATAATACATTTCCCTTTCGTTCAGACATTCTTTTAATTCTGTTGGCGTATTGCAATTAATTATTTCAATATCTTCATATATCCAATAATCTTTTGAATTATATTTCATTCTTTCAGCATCAACTTTATTTATTATATTTGTTGTATATGAAGTGTAATATCTATTGAAATTTAAAAAACGATTTATCCGCTGGTCATAGTTTTCAATTACTTTCTGACCTATATAACATTTTTTAGTTGGTACGCAAATCCACTTATAAATAATTCCACAAGACATATTAATTAATATTTTTTGCTAATATATAAAAAAAAATTTTAAAAACCAAATTAGTTTGGTACAATTGCGTTATTTATATTAAATAACTAAATTAAATATTTTATAGCAATGGATATAACGATTAAAGAAAAAACTTACAATGTAAAATACGGTTTCAGAGCCTTGCTTATCTACGAAAACATTACAAATGAATCATTCCAACCTAACGGACTTAATTCAATGCTTATCTTGTTTTATTCTTGCATAATGGCTGGAAACAAAGATGCTACAATTGATTTCGAATCATTTGTTGATGCACTTGATGAACAACCCGAAAAGGTAAGTGAATTTGGTGACTATATTCTAGCGATGATGACGAAGAATAACAACATATCTGAAAAGGTTGAAACAAGCAAAAAAAAAGCAAGCAAGAAAAGCAAATAACCCAAAAGACTGTACACGAATTATTCAAGATACTGTGCATAGAGTTTAAGATGATAAGTGCTGAATACTTTATGAACCAGTTGGAAGATTGGGAAGTGAATACCCTTATCGACCTAATTCCTTATGCAGACAGAAACCAATGGGAAATGTGCAGACAACAGATATACATAACGGCACAAGTCAACTCAAAGAAGAAACTGAAGGCAAAGGATATAATGGAATTTGCGTGGGAACAACCAGCAAAGGTTAAAGCACACGAAACGCCAACCAATGAGGAAATCAGCAAGGCAAGGAATATGGCAAAATCATTTGAGGAAAAGATAAAGAATGACAAGGTTAAGGAAGTTGAAGTAGTAGGTTTTTTCAACAGCAATAATAATATTGAATTAAAATAAACAAGAAATGGATTACAAGGCGAGGTTAACCCTAGATACAAGCCAGCACGATGATGCGATTAACAAGAGTGCAAAGCAAGTTAATGAATACGATGCAAAGGTTAAGCAAACTGGCACTGATGTTCGTAAACTCGTAGCAGAGGAAAGAAAAGCAGCAAGGGAAAGGGCAATTGCAAACAAGCGTTACCAAGATATGGCTCGTTCTGTTGGTGATTTCTCAAGGGGTCTTACAGGTGGTATTAGTCTTTTAGGAAAGTTTTCTGGAGCATTGGCAATAGGTGCTACTGCTGCAAAAGTAGTGTCCGATGCTTTTATGTCAACTGAAAGCAATATTGATGCGTGGGGAATAAAAGTTTCACAAGCAAAAGCAGCATACGATGTTTTTGTTACTTCTCTTAACAATGGCAACTGGTCAAATTTTTTTACCAATCTAAGTGAAGCAATAAGAGGGGCAAAGGAGTTATATGAAAAACTGGATGACCTTGGTTCATACAAGGCTTCAAACAAGGCAGTTCTTGCACTCCAGAGAGCAACAATCGCAGATTTGAAACGTAGGAAAGCCAATGGAGAAAAGGATATTAATGGAAAAGATATTGATGATGTAATCAAAGCAGCCGAAGATAGACTTGAAGAAATACGGAGAGGTGCAATTAAAATGGGTAAAGAGGCTGGCAAAGACTATATGAAGAAAACTCTTGAAAAATACAATAGTTCATTAAGTGGGGTTAGCGATAGTATAAGCGAGCAGTATATTAAAGGCGGTTATGAGTATCTGAAAATGCAAGAAAGAATAAGGGCTGGTTATGAGTCAATGATGAATGACACAGAGGATATAGTTGACGAGTTCGGTAATGTTATACTGACTAAACAATTTTTCAACCCAGATAAATTGTCGGAAGCATTTCGAAGACAATATGATATTGCTGTTGCTGTTACCGATAAAGAAGATGAACTATCAAAAGGTATAGCAATGTATGCTGACGCTGTTGATGAAGAAACAAATATTAACCAAGAGTTATACAGAACAGACAAAATATTAAATTCTGGAACAACCAAAGCAACTGATGCAACTGAAAACCTCACTGACGAGGAAAAGGAATTAAAGAGCGCAATGGAGCGTTTTGAAAAATCCATCAAGTCGGCACAGATGAAAATGTCAGCGTTGAAAGTCTGGAGTGGTATTACCAATATGTCGGAAATTGATGTGTTGGAAGAATCAATTAGAATCAACAGCGAAGAAATTAACAATTATCGTGTTAAATTAGAAAAGTTAAAAGAGATACAAGGTGAAACCGCAGATTTATCAGAAGAAGAAAACAAGCAATTAAAGCAAC